ACCATCTCGTCTTTTCGTTAAGTACGATGCTGGAGCTATGTATGCCAATGAGATACCCGATTTTGTTAAAGTGTTGCTTGATGGAGCACACCACTACACAATCAACCGGGTTAACGTGACGATCTTTATCATGTCCAAGCCCAAGAATCACAATCTTTCGACTTTGTTTACCAAGTTGATTGAGAGTGTGACAGGATCAAATGAGTTGTACTTTTTGATCTACAGCGATGATTCCGTGATGTTCGGGAATGTCCAAGGATGTCAGATTGCAGCTAACTTAGATGTTAGTAGCAACGACTCATCCCAGGACTACCCTGCTTTCTTTGCGACGTACGTTGCTATGTCAATATTTGACGAGCCTAGGGCTCGGGGCCTTGTTGAACAATGCCTTTTACCTATCCGAGTAGCGAATCCACACAATTCTAGGAGTCATGTGGATTTGAAATTCGAAGGACCATTCGAAGGGTCCGGCACGACACTAACCACAATTTTGAACCATTTCGGGTCTTTTTGCATAGCCTCTTGTATTGCTGAGGTTTTGACTAGTAGACCCATCCACACCGAGGAGGATGTCTCTCGATGTGTTGAATATGGTGCATCACTTTGTGGTCACACAGTAACTTACGAGAGTTGCTTTCGTCTTGGTGGTTTCGTACCCGAGAAGATTCAATTCTTAAAGTATTCTCCAGTTCACTCTTCTAGTGGCTGGCAAGCTGTGCAAAATGTTGGTTGCATGCTAAGGTCTTTAGGCAGTGTCGAAGGGGACATGTTAGCCAACCAGTTGGGGATTCCACCTGGAACCTTCTCGTCGCTTAGTCATGACGAGAGGATGAATAGATACACTTCCGCAGTTGTTCGTGGATATGTTCATCAGCCAAACACACCAGTGCTTAGTGCACTTAGGGAACGTTTTCAGTCCGATCAAGAGATCGAGATCCGCAAGGATTCTGTTTTAGACATTGAGGGTTACATCCCCAATGTTAGTGAAGTGTGTGTAGACAGCTGGATGAGGCGTTACGAACTTGAGGATTGGGAAGTGTCTCAAATGGTAGAAAGTATACTTAATGTGCGTGTTGGCCAAACATACGCGTTGAGTGGGTTCGCCAAGATATACCATGTTGATTACGGCATGGCGTATGTTGAAGACTAAATGAGCCGATGGGCTCGACCGACAAGTCCTAAAACTGTCAAAGTTTAGCCTTCTTTCGAAAAAGTGCCTAGGGATATGACACCCTACTAAAAAGTCTCAATGATTGTATGCAATCTGG